CCCCGCCGTAATTGGTGCCATCGCCAGTACCAATCGACTCTTCATCAATATATTCTGAAGAGTAGTAGGTATTGAAAGACTGCATAACATTGGTTCCAGCAGTGATCTTGCCCTTGGTGGTGGCATACTTGTATTCATAGAAGAACACAGCACCTACTGGTCCAGTCATTGGTTGCATTGACACAAGGTCGTTTGCAATCAAGTTTGGGAAAATCCTACGAATAGCTGGAAATAGATACTTAGTATAGGTTGCCAACTGTCCAGTCAAGGTATCTTCATTTAATGCGTTCTTGACAAAGTTAAGCTCATTCTGCAAAAGAATTGCAGTGGTATTCCGACGATGTGGGTCGCGAATTGAACCTACCAGTGGCTTCCAACGTTGAACCAGACCAGAAACCCATGCTTCATCAAGAAGGCTGCGGTTGCTGTCTAGCTGTGGTAATGTGTTACGATTTCGTGCTTGCATTTTAATCCTTTCGTGTTTGTCTAGTTTTACTCAACAAGTTGTTGCTGTTCACCAGACATATGTTTTAAATACTTCAATGATAAATTGTGTCCACTAGCTTCTGCTAAATCGGCCAGTGGGTTTTCTTCCATATCCTCGGTTAGCGAATCAAGTTGTCCATATGTATCCTCATATGAATTTCGCTCCATCCCGCGTCTTACTCTTTCACGCACCTTTTCTTGCGAGAATGAATCAGTTCTGCGCCTTGATGATTCAGCTAACATGTTGTCAATCTTATGTTCTGGCATACCATCCTTGATGGCAGCCAGCATTTTCTTTCCGTTCGGCATTCGTGAAACAATTGCAGCAGCCGAATTTAAACGCTCTTTCAATATAGCAATCTGTTGCTCATACTTATCAAGTTGTTGCTCATGATTATATGTCTGTTCATCAATCGCCTTCTTGATATTTTTGGCCCTTATTCCATAGTTGGCAATCTTATCCTGGCATTCTTGTACAATACCAGTCAACCGTCCTATTTCGCTCTCAGCCTCTGCCAACAGAATCTTACCGTTGTTGAAGCTCTCTTCAAGTTGATTCAATCGCTCAGCATTACGTTCTGCATTTTCGGAACGTGCAATCAAGTGCTTCATGTTTTCTTTAAGCTCAACAATAAGTTCCCTTGCTTCAGCTGAAACACTTTCACTCTTTTCAAGTTGATCCGTCAAACTATAAACAGTCTCATTTGATTGAATGTCACGTTCCACAAAGCTTTTAATCTCATCTGATGATTTTGCCAAAAGTTCCTTCAACCGTGGCACATCTTCAGCTATTTCATTAACTCGTGCAAAACGTTCTTTCAATACCTCGTACTCATTGATCTGTTCCTTAGAACGTGCTAAAAGTTCTGTCATTGTCGCGATGTCGCTAGCGTTATTTTCAAGCTGTTTTTGGGCCATCTCAAGATCACGTTTTAACCCGACATTCTCTTCAATGTATGGTTTCTCGCTTTTCTTGCCAATATCCTCAGCAAGCTTGTTGGCAATACCAGTCAACTCTTCGATATCATTGTTAACATTGATTTTGTCTGACAATAGGCTTATCAATATTTCACGATTGTCGTATGTTTCAAAAAGCTTCCAGAGATGCAACATACAGGCTGCCTTGTGGGCCAACACAACAGATTCATTCAATTGTTCTTTTGATTCGGAAATCTCAAGCTTCAACTGTTCAGAACATGCTTTTTCAGCTTCAAGTTTCGTTTCAATTGCCTTTACGTGTTCTTCAACATCTCCAGGATACATGAATGGCCTGACAAGTTTTGCTACCTCAACCACAATACGCCTTGAAGCCGCAACCTCTGGGTCTGTCAGCATTTCGCCCTTGACGCTTTCTGTCAACTCACCCTTAATTCCAACAATATCCTCAAGCAACTTACGCGAATAAACATCCTTGATACGTGTCATTTCCTGTCTAATTGCATTGGCAACAGCTTCATCCATATCCTGACGAGTAAACTCTTTGTGTTCATTCGATTCTTGTAGCAAACTTATCCCAGGGTTATTTTCTGGAATAATCCGCTCAATCTGTTCGATTATCTCAATACCTGTACTGCCAACACGTTCCTTGATTGCCTTATTGCTAAGGCCAGCAATCTTTACCGCCTCTTCGAATACATCTGGATATGCTGTTTTGGTGGCTGGATCGTAAACAACATCGAATGTCAACAGCTTATAGTCTTCACCAACAGTTTCTGTGCCATCTGACTCTTTGACTGTAGAACCATAACCACGCGAACTAACACCTGGAGCAATTCCACACTCAATAAGCGTTATCAGGATTTGACCAGCTGGAGTGGGAAGAATTTCTGCTTTGCCAATTATTTCATCACCTTCAATGCGTAGATCTGTGATAATGTGGCTCACCCGCGATAGTTTTGTCTGCCCATCTAAGGGATGATCTAATTCGCCCAATAGTTTTCTGGCTTTAATTTTGGGCATCAATGAGGCAATTTCACGTTCCCATAGGGGGATACCATAATTACGTCCATTATCGGTTGGAACACCACCACGCGCAAACTGACCATGTAGAGTGTAGCGACGAGAACCATCACCGTTACGAGCTTCAGATATCTGTTCAGGCTCAAACTTAAATCCGCCGAATGTATCAATTAGTAAACGTCTATTTGACATTATGTCATCCTCACTAATATTTTTTCCACATTACCTTTGACGCGAATGGACTTTTATAGAGCAGTCTTTTCTTTGGTGATTTTCGTTTATGTCTAACATCACTTAGAAATGACGTTTTGTTACTTTGTCCTAATTTTTCCAGCCGCCCACTCCTGTACATGGTTCTGCTATATCGTTTACCCTCAAGCGCGGGCTTAATTAAAAACCCACGTTTTCCTCATACTCTTGAACCGCGACCTGAATTGCATCAAACAACTTGTTACGTCGCTCAGTCTTATCCAGCTCGTCACTTTCTGTAAGTGAATCAGACACATTGGCAAGATCAATAAGCTTGTTGGCCACTCGCTCTTCACCAATATAGTTGTACCGAACAGCCATCAATTCAGCGATATCTCCGATAAGCTCAAACGATTCATCCAAATCATCGTCATTGTCATTAATGTCTTCAGGTTCGTCATTGTCTGTCAGGAATGAATCAATCTCAGAAACAAGTCGTCGCGACTCAGAAAGGCTCTTACTATTATGTTTGCGCATTTTACTCTCTCCATAATTTTCGTATTCATTAGACACTATATTGCTTGTGTCACCAATGTCACTGTTAAAACTATCATATTCAGAATCTGACTCTTCGTCAGACAAAACTTCAACCGTGATGTCGTATATGTCAGCAGCCTCATCTTCTGAAACTCCATACTTATCAACTATATATCCAATAATATCGTCGTCTGTGGCTGTCTCATCATCATATATATCCAGATACATTTCATCATCAACCAAATCACTAGCAGCCGATTCCAACGGATCCATACCAGAATCATCTTCCTCAAAATACTCATCATCAAGGCCGAAATCCATGTTAGTTGGTTCGGTGTCAAGGGAATCAATCTCGGTATCCACGAATGAATCCATGTTTCCATCTTCACCGCATGAACCACAACTCATATAGTCTGTCATGCCACGCATCATATCTTGCATGCCAGTATTTTGTCTGTTCATACCATCCATTCCCATTTCATTCATTCCAAGTACAGGAATGAATGAAATGGAAGCACCGTTGAAAGAACCGCCATTGAAAGAACCTAGTCCCTGAACTGGCGCTATAAAGCTTTCACTCATCAAACCAGCCATTCGAACCATTCTGTTGGTATCTGCACCAAGATTCTGTAGTTCCATTAATGGATTTTTGTTGTCACTTAATAATACGTTAGAAACCATATTGTCCACCTTATAAATTGTTGATTACATAACTAACTATATGTTACCAGCTATGGCATGGCAACTTTTTCCAAAAATTTGGTACAAAAGTCAATCTTGTTCACCCGTTCAACAACATTCTCATAAACGCCAGCAAGTTCCATTACATCAACATTGCTACCATCCAGTTTGAGTTTTTGTTCCAGGATATGCCCAAGATCCTTCGCACTATCTATTATTCCACTACAGAATGCTTTCAGCTCATCAACACCCGAAAAACCAACGTCACTATCATGCTTGATCTGACTCAATATCGGGGATAGCGTAAGCACTTGCTCATTCAATCTCTTGACAACAATGTTTATCGACCGTACCACGTCACGTCTATTTGTTTCATTAAGCTGCGCACGCCAATACTTATGCTTTAATTCACGTTCTTTTAGGCTACCCAATACACCATACATTACACGACGCATCGGAACTGTTTTCTCGTCTAACTGTTTTATCCAACTATTCTCAGATAGATTTTCTGTCAACCGTTCGCCCAAAAACTTACTAGCATTTAGATGTTTTTCGTCCGCGCTTGCAATCAAATGCAGCAACGATTTGTTGAACTGGTCCATATTGCCAACTGTAAGATGTTCAATGATTCGCTTTGACTTTTCGATCAACTCTATAGCTTCGTCAACAACATCGAAAGTACGGATATTATGCTCAACAGCTTGCCCAATACCATGCTCAAAACTGTATTGATATTGCCTAAATTCACCGCTTTCATCAACTGTGGTGATGCCGTTTTCATGTAGCAGAAAAAGCTGTTCGCGACCAGCTGACAACTTATTAACTCTATCATTGGCAACTTGTATTGCTTCTTGATAGCTATTGTTGAATAGTTTCTTGATTGTCTCAACCTTGACAGATTTCATGTATGCCTCATTGTTGTTTTATAACATAATCGTATTGACAAAATGATATTGTGTCAGTAAATCATCTTTTATTTCTCATTATACCCTGCAAATCTGCCATAAATGGCATCAATTGCTTAATGTTCGTTGATAACATGGTGTTGCTTTCCAATACGTCATCTAGTTTATGTTTCAATCTCTTTTCTGACGACTTGTCACCATGTAACATAAAACGCTCCAACAGCTCATTGTCATCATAGATACGCTTACGACTCTCAAAGCCACCTCCACCACCCATTTCCTGACCGAATGATTGTGCCTTGGCTTGTATCTTACCATCGGCAAGAATTTCTTCTTGTCTTTGTTTCATCAACGACATAGCCTCATCTTCTGTGAACTTGAATATATTGACAAGAACCCATAACAATGAAACGCTTTCCTTCAAACCCTCTGCTATCTGCGCCTTGGCGCCCCAGGCTTCGATCTGCGCAAGCTCATAAATCATTGTAGGAACTGTCATGGCAAGATCCCACTCAAAATCTTGTGGTTCTTTGCCAATTGACAATAAGTGAATATTGCCAACACGCTTATAGCCGTTTCGCAATTCACGCTGTACTGACATAATAGTTCTGGCAAATCTGACATCAGTATGCGACAAGGTTTTCTCAGCTGGTTCGTCAGTACCAAAGCCAAGATAAACAGCTGGCATCTTCAATGCGGATTGCAATTGTTGGCGTACATAAATTATATCTTCAGTTCCCTGGTAGCCTGATCCACCTACCGTTTCAACTCTAGTGCTATCCTTGCCATCACGTGTCGGTATCCACAAATTATCAGTCGTGCTATTTTTGACAAAAACGCCAGCTGACGTTGCAAAGTTGTGCCATTTATTGATGGTTAATGTATAAGTATCTTCTGTATCCAAAACATCCTCAACAGCAACTACTTTATGATTATCGTTAAACAACGACCTTTTGAATTCACTGAAATTTTCATATCCAAAATACCTGACAGCTTTTAGCAATAAGTGTCTATGTACATGCTTGATTTGTCGTGGGCTACACTGGTTCAATTCATACATCGAATTGGCATCGTTTTGAATAATGCTACAAATTTTATCAACACCAGCGTTGTTGTTTTCAACCACATGTTGCGAAATCATATCCAAAAATACTTTTGAGAACTTTATGGTTCTCTTGTCGGCAAGTATATTTTTTCGCTCTTCTGTCCAATAATCGTGCATAAATTCACTCATCGCCTTTCGATGTTTAGTCATGAACTCATTATATTGTTCAGTTTTTCGAAATGCCCTAAAATACTGTGTACTATCCCTATTTCTATTGATTTCACCTATTTTCTTGTAAAATGCTTTTCCACGCGCACTCGCATGCCATTTATTCATGATATTTCTCGCGTTTTCTCTCAGCCATTCAGCATTCTCTGGAACAGATCTGAATTTTTCCAGGTATTTAGTATTTTCGATAGCAATATCATGGTGTATTTTTCTATGTTCATCTACTGTCACGGATTGTAAGTGCTGCGGATCATTGTTAAGCTTTCCACGATCATGATGAATAATATTTCCCCGCTCATAAATACCACATTCTCTTGCAACAATCCTATGCGTATATACATGTTTTCCTTTTGATAGATCAAATACCATTTCATATCCATCCAGAGAATATCCCTTTTTGTGGGATGATATTATTCGATAAAATGGCATCAATGAATCGCCTTTTTTCAGACTTTTAGCCTCAACATATTCACCATTTCGACGAATAAATTTATGATCTGGCGTAACGCGTAATTTTTTTCCGTTGTCAAGGGTAACTTGAATTATTTTCGCTTTTTCCCTTGTTTTTCCCGCAAACGTTATCTTGCCTGGAACGATACGCCCTGTTTCGCGTTCAACAGAATATACCCATTGTTGATTTCCATCTTCAAAATCCTTTGACATTTCAATCAACGTCTTTTCGGTTCCATCTAGTAGCGGAATCTTTGTATCACCAGTAAGACACAACGGGTTATATCTCATATCAAGTCCGCCCTTTTCGGCATTATAGAATTTCTTTTTCTTATAACCCTGACGCACTTGATTCATATAAAGCATTGATTCGCTAGGAGGCAGGTTACCAACATCAATATAGAACGCTAGCCGTTCCGGAGCATGTTCGAGTTTATAAAGCAATAATGCATCTTCCATCATCGCCAATCTTTTCCAGACGTGACGTGCAGTATCCACAACCGAAAAACCATAAGTTGAACGATGTTGTCGTGCCCTTAACCGCCAGTGAATAACTTCCCAATCTTCAAACAACACGATACCATTACTGGTTCTATGTTTAGGATTCGTGACACCACCCGATTGAACGAAATCCCGCATTTCTCCATCTGGTATTTCGAATTGCATCCTCTCGTCTTGCGCGAAACCAATAGTTCTACCGTCCACGACAAGGCGTTGCATGCTTGGTGGTGGAAGATAAGCTAACCCAACGACACCTTCTTGTCCAAGTAATATTTCAGCAAAACCTTCACCATACTTACATACTGTTCTGGCATGTGGGCCAATTTCATCTTCAATCTTTAAAGTGCCGTGGTAAAGATTCATCATCTCTGTTTTAATCCAATCGTCATCACTTACTACCCACATGCAAACATTTCGTTGCCAATCTGGCTGCGTGGTGTCATCCGCAAAAAGATCTAGTGCTGTTGCGATTGCTGGATATTCATCCATAGCTTCGTATTCCTGGAATCTTCTATGACGGGATTGCACATCTTCAAGCCCGTGACGCATGATTGTGTATGTATTGTCGGTATCGGATTGCATGACAGAAGCGCCACCCATTATTGACAGCTTTGACAATGTGGTGGCTTGTTTCTCTATAGAATTGGAAAATGATGATCTTACCTTGTCGGCGATACCTGTTGTCCAGCCCATGTTATTCCTTTAAGCTAGTCATTTGTGTCAATCTTCAAAACCAAATATTAATGGAGATTGCTGTTTCTTGTTGCGTAAAAAACCTTGTACAGAACCACTCCTGCCATGCAGATTGTGTCGTGGCAAAACCCAGCTTTCATCATCTTCAATACGGCTACTCGGTGGAGCAATAATCATACCCATTGGTCTTGTCGGTGGCTTTTCGGTTAAAGAACAAACAAGTGATGCAGTTGCAATAGCCACGTCGTCTGTTCCCTTCGAACCATCAGAAAAAGTATATGGGTGACTGACAATTCCTGTTTTGGTATCTTGTTCAAGATGAATCAACTCTTGTCTTAATACTTGATAGTTATAACAAACAAGACGATCCTCATATATTGATGTCTTCAGATAATCATATACACGAGACGATGTGGTGGCTGAAATGACTTGTGTTGTCATACCTTGTTTTTCAAGGTGTTGTCGCATCTCTGGGGCTGACCAACGGTCTGTGCTGACATGCATTATGTTAAATCCATGTGCTTTCATATCATAAATGAATGTCCTCAACTCAGGGATGAATATTTCACCATTTTGTGGTGCTACAATCCTTAAACAGAAATCAATCCATATTTCTGGCGCAAGATCCATATATTCAGAACCATCAGCCATACGACGCACAACATCAACCCAACGTCCAATATGTCCTATCGCGATACCAGCTGGATCTTCTTTGCCAGACGAAGCATCAATGTGTGCATATCTTATCGCTTGTGGGTTAATCTTTGGTATCCAACCCTCCTCGCTATAACCACCTTTTAATCGATTCATTGTTTTGTTACATATAAGATCCCACAGGAATTCTCCTTCACCACCACACGTGAAAACATCAACCGAAAATGGATGTATAAATTCTCGCTTTAATGCCCTGTCAATTTTGTCACGACGTCCCAAAAATGCCTTTGCGGTAATTGTGGCGATACCAGCCTGATCCCTAATTGCATCATCAATGTTATCTTCAAAATCTTTCTTAAAATCCGTAGGTATCTCAATAACTCGCGCAAACCTATCAGGCTGTGAAATTTCACGCTTAACTGTTGATACTTCTTCTGGTAACAAGATACGTGACTGACACTGATCATCTCCAACCAATACATGAAAACGTTCTGGATTAAAACGTTCTATTGGCCATGTGTCCCATGTCGCATATTCGGCCACAAATATAGTTGGATCTTTGCGGGCAGCTTTGATTCGTTCTTCCGTAAATGCACCAATCACAGATTTGGACGATGCCACAATGACAACACCTAACATTTTGCCACGTTTCATAAAACGCGATCTAACACGACGTATTAAGGTGGTAAAAACCTTGCCTGCAGTGCTCTGTACACCTTCCCTAACACCACGTTTTCCCTCAAAAAAGTTAACCTCGTCGCATGTTGCGCCAAGAACATTCATACCAATTAATTGTGGCGAACCAGGACTTGCAAGCATCAACTGTATGTTATCAGGAAACATAATTTGGTTACTGCCAACCTTATAGTTAATCGTCTTAAAATAAGGTGATGCTGACAACTTTTCAGTTATACCATTAAAGATACCACGTTTTGCTTGCTGTAAGTCCAAGGACAATATCCCGAAAACAATTTCAGAGCCCTTCATCAAACCTAATGATTCCTGTGGATCCCTTAAACATAATGTCTGATATATCATCCATGGTATCGCGAATTCACTAAAAGTGCTTTTTCCAAAACCCAACGAATTTTTGACACTTATGCCATTGCCAATAAATCTGTTACCAGTGTATGCACCAATATCTCCGACTTCTATCTTGTCAGAAACAATATTTGACTTTACACGCGCATATCCTACATCAGATGGGAATACCTTCTCAAGCCTAGCAACATCATCTATGTTACCAAACAGCTTCAATAAGTTGGCAAATTTATATCTAGATAGCGGCTTATTTAGATTCTTATTGCCACATAGCCATGTAAAACCTTTGAACGAAATATTGAGATTGTTCTTTAGAAAAATCTCTTTAACAGAACCCCATGTAAAAGGAATAACATCAACATTAGTGTTAGCTTTTCTTGAATGGGCATATTCTTTTATTCTGTTGAAACCTTTCTCCTTGCCTGGTATCTCACCAATATGATCAACAAACAGTTTGATATTTTCAACAGATTGGACGACAAGCAACCATCCGTGTGATTCTTTAACAGTTTTACCAGTCTTTCTTATAATGTGAGATTTATGGGTTATAGGACATATACGGGCCTGAATGCCAAATCTAAATAGACTCGCCTGTATTTGGCGTATGAATCGCTCAGATGCCATTCCCAATTGCAACCGTGGAACAGATTTGCTGGGATTGCAATAGATAGATCCTTCACATGCCCATAATGCGTTAAGGAATGCAGCTACAACTTCATTGCTGGAACGCAATACTTCGGCCGGAACAGTGACGGTATGCGTTTTCGGTCCAAATAGGTTATGGTGTTTCAAGAAATCCCTAAACCCACATGTCGCGAAATTGACGCTATGCACTTCCCAACATTTATCGGAACTATTGGTTTCATACGGTTCTGTACAAGTAAAACCCAGCTTTCGCATTAAACAACATACATCATCAACTGTTTTACGATTTCCATCTGCATATCTGCTCCTTCCATTATCGCTGCATCCGTCTCCACACCAATATCCAAGCAATCTTGCTTCATCAATGGAAAGATTGGCGCTGGGCTGTGTGGTCCATTTACGTATAACAGCAACCATGTCACCTTTTTTAAGATATTGTGATTCTACCCACTTTATTTCACCATCCCGCCAACAATGTAACTTATGGTCTGGTGTTAATGTTATCAACATACCATTATCTAGTGTTACTTTTCTTGTTGTTTTTATACCTGAATGATGGGCAGGTTCCGTTTTTGATGTTTTCTCTTCATGTAAAAGAATCGTTACATCTTTATTGATTCCATGTTGTTGATAATCATCAATACGTTCTTTCAACGTCGGCAATCCACCATCAGCTTCGTAGATAATACTGTCAAGTGCTATACTGCCGCTTAACGTAGCTTCGCAATACTGCCCCTCAAAAAGTTCAATTAGATCTTCTCTCAGCTTCGGGAACAAGCCCGTTTGTTGGGCCGTGTTGTATTTGAACTTTCCCAAAAAATATGGATCATCCAAAAATGTACTAATGCCAACTGGACGTTCCTTGTACTCTATGTCAAGCAATGTTGACAAAACAGATTCATCGTCATCATTTTGTTGATCAATATCCTGTAGCGCACTTTCTAGCATGACGAGCTCATCGGGAGATAGATCAGCTAGTTCTTTTTGTAGTTCATCATAGTCTTCCTGAAACGTTTTTACGGATTTTAACCTTCCGTTATAATCAATAAGTGGCATGTCGTTCTTTCTTGTGCATTTGATTGCAAGGCAATCATGTTATCTAACCGTTATAGCTGTTTCCTGTGCTGGTGCTGCAATCTGCAATATTGAAGTCGATTTGTCGGTTACCTGTTCACCAATGACTTCCTCAATGTCTTCCTTATCATATTTCTGTATACGCTTTAACTTGTTCAGAACAGACAAAACCTTGGCGCGTGAATCGTTGCTAGATAGTACTCCTGACATCTTGTTTCCCACTCTTCGTAGAACAGCTTCCTTGCTTGATAGATCTGCTTCATCAATCGCCATACCTGCCCCCATCTTGATTTCGGCGCGGGCAGTCAATATCTGTTGTGCAAGCTTGAAAGTGTTGTTAAGGTTCGCGTTAAGAAACCCATTATCCTGTTCTTGATTTAATGCCATCTCTATTCTTGCCATTTGTAGTGCATATAACGTTCCAAGTTCATTTACTTCATTGATTCCAGCCTCAACCTTCGCATATGCCTTGGCTGCATAATCTGGTATACTGGTTTGTACCTTTTCAATATCTGGCATCTTGTGGCGTCGATATTCGTAAAGCATTGTTGTCAAGCTTTTACGCATCACGCCAGTATATTCATTGCATTCATCTTGGATATATTCCGCTACACGTTCAGGTGAAAATCCAGCACGCAACCTTTTCTCGGCTTCTGGCCAGCACTTGATCCTTGTCAATTTTTGCGGGGATTTCGGTCCTTCACGCCTAAGAGGAACCAGGTTAATATCATTCTTGTTGATAGCCTCAAAACGCTTTAAACTCTCATCCTCTTCAGGGTGTCAATATCACTCTTAGGACTATCATGTTTGTCCAATTGTTTACCTGCCATAAACACAACTCCGTGTGCAATTACTTGCATTATTCGTAATAACCACAACTTATTATTAAGGATATGTAATTAAATGGGATATGGCAAGGGAAAGTGGCAGGTTATGGATGACTGTCAATATGCTACACTGTCTGTTTCGGTTTCATCGCTTGCCCAATCATCATCTTCGTCAGTCTGTGAAGCGGCTTGTGCAAAACGGCTAACTGTCTGTTCGCCGTAAACGACCTTTAGCTGTTTCTGTTCATTCTTGAGTGCGATTACCTGGATGCCAAAATTGGCTTCAACACTCTTGAGCAAGTATCCAAGTCCTTCATCGCCATCTACTCCTGCATTCATGGCAAGAAAGTTTGTGCAAACAAGATCAAGAAGATGCCCTGGCTTGTCCGATTCAGCTGAATCACCAGCGCGCTTTAATGCCAGATCAACATTGTGTAGTTGTTCATCTGTGAGTTTGAACACCTTGCTGGCGAATTTTTCTATCTTATTGTCAAGATCGTCAACATCAACTTCACCTTCAGGATCTTCCTTCATTTTCTGAAGAGCACCGCGAGCCAATTCAAGAACACGTGTTGCAGGATTCTTTTTGCAAATTTCTACCCACTCGTCAACATTGTTTGGATTGACTACACCAATAAGGTCCTTAGCCTTCGACCATCCAACTGTTTCCATCTTCTCACGGACTTCTGGATTGGCGGCAAGCTTAACACCATAGTAATTCCACATAGATACGAAATAGTTGGCTTTACGTAGCTCAAAATCAAGTTCATTCTCAACATATTGTTGGAAATTGTCATAATTCAATCTTGTATAAAGAGCCTCTTGGTGAATCGTGAACAGAATTTCTGCCAGATCAAAACTGGCTGTATCAATCCTCTTACGACAATCCCTGGCCTTTTCCTGAAACTCACGCGCCCGAACATCCTTCTCGTCCATAACTTCTGCAACACTCTGTTGCAAATAATCTAACGTCTCCATAAGCTACTCCTCTTAATCGTGTTTATCCGATCTTATTTGATACCATCCTACTCAATTTCCACGCGTTCCTCGTCATTATGACATAATGTTGGAACGAACACCATCTTCTCGACCCTAACTTCTGTTAAGTTAATACCACGCTGCATCAAGTGGCCTTCAACAATCACATAACAACCATTAGCAATATAATCGTGGCACTGTTCCACAAGAACAGGACCATAGACATTACATCTCACCGTTGTTTCGAATCCAGACCTTGACTCAACAGAAATTTTAAATGAACAACAATCTGTTCCGTTATTCTTTGTCTTGTCAAAAATTGATTCACTGACAATTCCAGAAATCATGACTTTGTTAAAGCCTTTCATATATCCTCCGTCAATTAAGCAAGCTAACATACCTCATAACACATATTGCCTTGTTGGCAAGAAACTACTTACTCTTTTTGCGTATAACCTTTGTGGTCGGTTCTTCGAATGTCTTGATACCCAACACAGCAGCACCAATAACCCACGCGTCCATAACGTTATTGTTGTCGAAAATAAATCCACGCTCAATGAGCGTTGACTCAATCTTCTTTTTATTGGCCCTTCCAAAGCCCTTGCCAAGCACACTAGCGCGGGCACTTGTTGCCACCTTATACTCAATGTTTAAAAATCCACTCTCGATCAACTTCGCACGCACTACACCATGCAATTCTCCCAAATCATTCTGGGCTCCACGACGACTATATGCATAACGTTCAATAACTATTAGTGACTTTTTGTCAATGTAACGAGATGCCACACCAACAATATGATTCGCGATATGCATCAACCTCATTGTTCGCTCAGCAACCGTAGCATCGCGTTTTAAATCAAATCCAACCGTTGACTCACTGACAATATGTCTATTGTCGTGTGGTATGGTGCTATCATGTGTCATTATCACCACACCAGATGCGGTACATGAAAGGTCAAGAGACATTATTGGCGACATTATTGTCATTATCCACCGAATCCAGGTCTACGATCATATTCCGTGATATCAACCGAAATGGCAGCTTGGCGTAGCTGCTGTTCTGTCAACATATAAGTTGTACCTGGCTGGAATGGATTAACGGTTACAGTATTACTTGTGATGGTTGGATATGGTGTAACAGACTCGTATTGTCTTAGTGTTTCAAATACATCCAACAATAGTGGGAGCGTTTCGAACTTTCCACTGGCCAAAATTTCTGCATACATATGTTCTGCAATTTTCTTCAATGCTTCATGTCTAAATTCTAACGTGTCACTCATGGCATTCCTTTCTTGCTATAAAGCTATACATCAAAACAAATAGATGCTAGTTGACAATCCTTAGCACGTGGACAACTCATATTTCCACAAATTCTACCAGGCATTTCTCCACCATTAAGTCCATTCCTTAGACTTGTCACCTTGTGTTTGATGGCATCAATATCCTGCTCGCTACGGTTAATAACCTTTTCTACCCACGCTAACCTGATATCATTCTCACCCTTATCGATGAACACAAATTTCATGCGTTTTCTGTCTGAAACATAGAGATAAAACTGCGCCTGTTCGATGTAGTATGGATAGATGTCACCCATTTTGAACTTTTTCATTGCGAACGGGTTAGCGGTCTTGAATTCCCATAACGATATTTCGTCCGTCGCAAAACCATCGCAATGGCCATGAATTTTTAACTCTTCGTCAACAAGGTATACTTCGACATATTCAAAATCGTTCGGTACAGCTTCATTGCCGCAATCATTACACATCTTCCGTGTTGTGTCAAAAACTTCTGCATTACGGTTTAACGGTTTTCTACATACTTGACACACAAATTCACTTCTCTTAATCCCGCATGATTCACAGATATCTGGGATAACTATTGGCCCGCCAGTACCATGCAAGTGAGTGCATACACTACAACGCCACATTCCTGTTAAAAGCTTCGCTGGACCAAGTATAAGGTTTTGAAATGCCCAATGAACTCCAGAACCAAGATTGACAGTCCAATTATTATCTGGTGTCCATAACTTTTCCCTCATTATGCCATAGCGGGCAGCCAATACCTCTTCCCGCGCACAGACCTTTCCAAGACCACTTGCACGTATATAGGAATCAACCGTCATTGGCTTTATGGTTTCATGCTTCTTAAAATGATGAGATGCCCATTCATGAAGATTCATGTCAGTAATAGGAATCGGTGTGTCATTTTTGATTACTGGTGAGTCATTTAGAACGTTACCTAACATTTTGTTTTTCCTGACTATTGTTCGCGGGAAATTACATCAAACTCCACATACCACACAAGCGTTCCAGTGCCAATCATTGCACCTGTTTTCTTGTGTTCTGCTATATAACTATTTATCACTTCATCACGCGTGCGCCCCGCCATTCCCCTAACCATTGAATCAGTGAGATCCCCCAGCTTGAAACGCTTCACAAATCTTACACGTACATGTGCCAATGGTTCGCTATTCGGTGAATCATGCAATGTCTGTACTGCACCAATGGCAAGTTTAGGTTTATCGGTTGGCCAGTCTCTCAAAAAAGCTTTCTTGCGGCCTGTGAGAATCAACTTGCACTCTTCAGAATTAAACGTAAGTGGCATAACTATCTCCTTTAGAATACATCTTCAGCCAGATGTTTCACTTCTGTCGTGTCACCACCAATCTCTTCAAGTGGCGTTATGGCATAATGCCAATATGTTGGGAATTCTGCTTTCTGCCATTCTGTCAATAACCGATCTTCGTCTAAGAAAAACATCGGTTTAATGGTTTCAACTACCAGGCTATTAAGTCCATTTGTTGACTTGAAGGTTGGAATATAATCTACTGACACGAAGTTATTAAGTGAACCTTTGTCTACCTCAACATCAACCGTACTCTTACCACGGAATTTTCTACTCTTCACAGCCTGTTCATAACTCAATACCACAGACGGATTATGTTGAATACCTGGTATGGTGTTGGGTATTGCGCCATAATCAATAATCGCGTCAGGATACTTTGACCTTACAGACAAAATGATATCTTCCGCCATCGCCGTACCAATTGACATTTTGTCGAATGAAACAGCATAACGCTCTTCGCCAGCTCTCATTTTACTGCCTGGCGCCACGATGTTGCCAGACTCTATGTCTAGCTGCTTTTCAACAAAGTGTTCAACATCATCTTCTGTTTGTGTCACGAAGTTCAATCTAAATTTCATATCACGCTCCAATCAATTCATATTTAGCTGTCACCCGAACAACAAGATCGGGCATCCCAATACGATCTACTAATCCATGATTCATTGCTTCTTGTGCGGTCAAATACATATCAGCGTGACCACGTTCATGAATTATATGTTTAAAATAGTCTTTGTCATGCCCACAATTTATGGACACCTGCTCCATTAACCTCTTGTTTACACCATCCACGAAACTTGCAGTTGATTGCAGCTCGTTATTTTTACCCCATTCTCCAGCGGAAACTTCATGCATCAAAAAGTAACTATTGGGTGCTGCGAAACGATATCCTTTTGTGCCGAAACTAACCAAAACCGCACCACACGAAGCCGCACGTCCAACACCAACCGTTGCGACTATCAAGCCAGAACTTGACAATATGTCAACCATCGCATACAGGTTTGCCACCATGCCTCCGGGTGAGTTGATGACAACTGGTAGGATTGTTTGTCCAGACTGTCTTGCACGTGAACAACAATCTGATAAGTTCTTTATTGTCTTGTCGTCAAAATCATTCACGTATGCGGTCACTGGCTGATCCACAAAATCGAAAATGTTCTTAACTCTTATGTTTTCTAGTACCGCGTAACTGTTCATAGTTTCTCCATATATCTGATAACATCCGCCATCAGCTCGTCAATAGTCATACCATCACTATAAGGATACTCTACAACCTGTATTCTTACGCTATCTTGGAACGATAAATCACTACACGGGGTTAATTCTCCCCAATATTGCGACAATATAGCAAGTCTCACCGCATTTAACAGTTTGTCGTTCTTGTATGCTTCACATAATAGCACATAACGTTGACCATCAATCGTTACTTCATGCATAAATCCTCCTTCTAGTCGCAAAACTTTTCACAAAACACGCTGGCAGGCACAAGGTACCAATCATGTTCGACAAGACGATTGTCAAAATTCAAACGAATAGACAACGCGGGAAGTCTACCTTGCGCCATTGCTTCCATGGTTATCTTTTCCAGCCACTCTGCCTTAACCGACAATGATGCTTTTTCTGTCATCTTTGCTTCAATCAAAAACTTATCAGACTTAACATCTGCCTTGGCTCGATAGTCTGAACCACTCAATGGATTACGCTTGCCACCAATTAACTTGGCAATATCGTGTTCCTGTTTGCGCGATTGCTTCTTGATTTTCAGGTTGTCACGTTCGCCACTAAATGTGTTGTTCCTAAGTTCTTTCGGCGATTCTGGTAAGCTCATTGTATCCTCATGTATTGTTAGGATTCAGATACACTGTTAAAAAACCATTGTCTCTGAATCTACTCATCATTCTTTTTTGGATATATGCTGCCCTTTCTTGATTTTCGCTTCCATTGGCAAACACAACACAACTTACATTGGCACCTAGCAACATAAGGGTTTTATTGCTATTAAGGTCGTCAATAATCACTATATCCATATTGATATCTTTGTATCGAAACGGAACAGGAAACAGCTTATGCTTTAAGCCCACAACTGCCATTGTTAACATTGCATCTGGTGTTAGACCTTCCATGCTTCGTATATCGTTTTCACGTAAATACTGAACATATTCTGAAACGATTTGCAATACCAATTCATAGTCGTTGCCGTTTGTGTTGATTCGCTGTGTGCCATACATACCGGTAAGCACCTTGTTCATTTTGCCCTCACAATGATTTCTTCCACATATCCGCGTTTCTGCCCCTTACAACTTATAGTTCTGTTAATAGCATGAGTTGAACAGATTGTAAAAGAATTTTCTGGATAAAGCGTATTAATGGTGTAATCTGTCTTATGGTTTGTTAACACCACAATGGCACCGCGCTTGGCTGTATCTTTCGCAATTTCGGCAAGCCGCAGCTGGTCAGCCAATCCAAGCCATTCCGGGCTGTATTGTTGAAATGACGCTGTGTCAGATAATGGAATATAAGGTGGATCGCAATATAGTTGATCTCCGGCCTGCGCACATTTCATCGCATCCCCAAAATCGCATGCCCTAAATTCTACATTTTTGATAAGTTGTGCAACCATCTGCACGTTATAGTCGTCTGGTAAACTTACATGATCATACTTGCCAACTGGCGAGTTAAAGGTACCGTTCTTATTCTCGCGATAAAGGCCGTTGTAACACGCGTGGTTTAACCATATCATCAAAGATGCATGTCTGGTATCGGTTGCCGCGCCAGCGTTAAATTCAGCCCTTAACGGCTCATAGCTGGGCACAAAATTAACAACTGGCAATGTATGAAGATCTTTCAATACAGCCTTAACATCTTGTTGTACTCCAACCCAAGTCCTGATTATCTTACTGTTAACATCTGAAAAAATACACTTCTTAGCCTGGTTATTGGATAGTCTGAATATCTCAGCAGCACCCGCGCCAAGAAATGGTGAAAAGAATGTCCCTTCACACTTCTTGCCAAAGGCTGCATTGATATATTGTGCCAACCTTGTCTTACTGCCAGGCCATTTCATGAATGGCTTAATTTGTGATGACATTTTGTTCCTTTACTACTAATGACAATTCGTTGAAACGTTCCATAAACTCATGCTCAATTTCGTCAATCGATTTCGTGGTGTCAATCGATATGTTGCGAGCAGCATCTACAAGCCCAAGCCACCAATTCCCTTCCCATTCCACATCTTCCCCAAACAGTGCAAATTTTTCGGCCAACAACACAACATTGTCAGCTCTTTTGACATAATGATGAATCCAAGAACCGTATTCCTGGCAATATTTACCATAAATCATATCCTGAAGATATTGCTCCGATTCCCTGTATGGCAACATTGTGCTGGTATACTTGATTGGTCGCGGTATATCGACAAGATATGCTTCACTTGCATCGTGCAACAATCCAGCCAACTCTATGTCACATATTGTTTTATAAGCAACACTGTGTTGTCTATGGTTATTGTGATAAGGACAATACATTTCGCCTGCCAAACGTGACACCAACAAGCTATGTTGTGCGACTGACCAGAATTCCCGTGTATGACCAGCAAACCGACACATACGAGAAAGTGCATGCGCAATGTCCTGTATGTCAATATCTTCAGGAAGTGGATCTAACTGATAAAACTTTTTTCCACTATAAGTTTCAGACCAATCACCATAACGTACACTAGAATTATTTGTAAGTTTTGCTACCTGAACCACTGCCCTGTCCACATAAAGATGTAGTGGAAACAATGGTATCAAGGCTAACGTTGCAACGTCATCATCTGTTAGTTTTAACTCACCAATTAATACCGTCAACGTATCTGGATCATCGTGCCAACCAAGCTGACAACTCTTATAACCATCTGTCAAGATACGATATGCCATACGGTTTACGTGGTTTTCCATCGTTTGCCGAAAACGTCTCAGAAACGTCTCACTTATCATGTTGCGCTCCATCTCTATCTGGCAATTCAACTGCTTCATCCCACAACACCTTATTACCGTTCTTGTAAAACAGGAATGTTGCTGAATCGTTGAAAATATCAAAGTCAACATCGCGCCTCAATAGTTCAATGAATGCACCGCATTCCTGTTTATCATCGAAACCGAACACAATATATCGATCTGATCCCCATGTTATACCTTGTCGGGCATAAAAAGCAGTTAATTCGTTTGTGTTTCGCCTTGACTGTTCATCATCATTGATGATGGCAAGCAATATGCTTTCGTCGTTTGCCTTACTTGCTACCATGCTTGCAAGTCGCATATATTGATGAAAAGCGTTATTGTGGAAGATACTAATACAATACATAATCATTCCTTTCTTCAATGGTGATTCAATATCTTTAAAGCGTGCTACGGGTCGTCAAGCCTATAACACTAGACATTATTTATTCGCTTGCAATTGGTTGCACGATATACCCTAACGCAAGAAATCTCTGTTCATGCCTTTCTTTCTGAAACTCAAGAAAACGATTCAGTTTATCAAGGTCAAGTTCTCTAAACACTACACCTTCAGGATCATGACGATAATCTGTGATACCAGCTAATGTTAACTTTTCACCATCGTCAGATAACGTCAACGCAAGCCCCAATGGATGAAAGAATTCTCTGTTAGCTGCCAACAAAATTCCACGTTCTCTTAATTCGTAGAGTGAAATGTATTCCATACAATGCTCCTTATTGACTAAACAGTAAGTTCCATTAAACGATTCAAAACAACCTTCCTTATCGCATCATATTCTGTTCTATTGCCACGCCATCGCTCCTTAATAGCCTTCTGTGAAGCAAACTCTTCACCAAGCACATAAAGCTTATTGTTGTCTTTGGCAATAATTCCAAGCTGCATACACGTCGAGAAAATGAAGTCCGATTCCAATACCTGCCCCAACCTGACACCACGTTCATGATTGGTGATAAGTGACATTCGGAAACTTCCATCCCTTAATGGCGAACCAGTCTTATTTTTCAATAACTTAAAATTAACCGTAATCTCAATTGGCACATTAGCAGTTTCGTCTTTCGCGGTTCCAATCTGTATCTTTTCGGAAACCTTGTCGCTTGTCCAAAACTTCAACTCTAACGAATTTGCGAAGTCCTGTCCCTTGCCACCTGGTTTAACACTTGGATCTCCGAACATTACACCAATCTTTTGGCGTATCTGTTGAATCCAAATCATAGTTGGTGGCAAATGTGTTTCATTCGCAACTTTGGCTGTGTCACTTACCCACTTACGAACTGCTTTATTTAACAATCGTGCCTGAAGCCCCTGTTGATTTTTTTCTGCAGAAACCTCAATTTCTGTTTCTGGAGTCATGGCTGCAAGACTATCAATGACAATCAGATCGATAGAAGCTGTCTGTAATGCAGCCGATACAAGGTCAACTGTTCGTTCAGCACTCTCCGGATATGAAAGCAATAATCTACTCGTGTCAACACCATGTAATGTTGCCCATTCTGGATCAAAGGTTCCTTCAACATCAAAGAACCAACACACGAATTCATCGAATGAGTTTTCGTTCAATGCTTCAAGTCGTTCCTTAAACTCTTTGTCTTTCTCACCCTGCAATGGTACTGGTACCCATAGTCCTTTCTTGACACAATCACATTTACCAATAGCCCTATGGGTACGTTCCAGGGTTTGTGAACGCTCTGCTTCGGGGATTTCCTCAATCTTGAATTCTGTCGGTGCGCGCCAACAATGTCTACAAAGATTTTGTGCTGAAGCAATTACCTTTAATGCAACTGTTGTCTTGCCACTTGACCATTCACCACAAAAAGTCGTTATACGGCCCCTGGGAATACCGCCGCCTGTCGCGTAGTTGAACGATGTACTGTCAATTGGTATCCTGTCAAGCTTTTGTACGTTACCGCCAAACAACACAACATCATGTTTGTATGTCTTCTGTGCCGCACCAGCAAGCTCAGCTATCGCTTTCCATCTATCGCTCATATTAGTTCCTTTTCCTAATTATCGATTTAATCGCATCAACACGTTCCTGAATCTTCTGCTCCATCCACTTTTCAAGGTACTCAATTCGTTCTGGCAGTTTCGTCATGTCCGTCACTGGAATTGAACGTCCGACATCAGCTTTGCTGAACTTAAAATTGCCAGTATTCTTTGTCACTCCATAATCAATTGTCACGATCGCGAAAGGAACGTTATCAAGTTTGAATTCTGGACGCTTATGCTGCTTACCAGTCAGGCTTGACACTTCATGATTTAACCATGAACGTACCAGATCTAACGTGTTGTCATAAACCTTATCAGCATCGTGGTCGTCGCAAAACGATGTAACCCCAACACTGATTCTTGCACTTTCCCCGTCACTGTTGGGCATACTTACAGTGCGTTGAAGTTTTACCGTAACAGGAAACAACATTTTGTTTACTGAATATGGTACGTGGCTGGATGTCTCCTCAATAACTTCTCGAGGGTCCGATTCTACTTTCTGGATCACATAATAGCTGTCATTTATGGCATTCATATTTACTCCTGCATTTGATTGCACGCTTTGTTAGTCAGAAGATAACACAGAAATGGAAGCTGGCAAGAAAATAGCTAAAAAATCGTGTTTGTTAACCCAACTTAGAGGTAAGAATACTAGCCATCACGCGACCATACATTACAGGGTCTTGAAAATAAAGGTCAAAACAGTAATTGTATTTCATGCTTTTTATCGCGTCATCACCAGAAATTGGCACAGGACTTGCGTCTATTTCGGCCAATACCATACTATTGTGAAGCATGGCCTGTTCATCTTCATCCAGTGTTACCCTTTCGTTGATATCATCATATACCATGTTACGTTCCTGCATTAACTGTTTAATTTGTTTAAGCAGGACATGGTATCTTGGTTGTTCGCCAACTGTTAGTGGAACTGTTTCAATAAACACGTTGATCGATTCATAGCATGCACCTGTTTCCTGATCAACTATGCCCCGTTGACGGTCGTGCCTGACAATTGTCAGATCGTTGATAAATAATTCAGGGTTTTCCTCAATATACCGATCGATAAGTGTCTTTACTTGAACGATGGTACTATCAAGACATTCATTATAGTGTTCCAGCTTTCTCTGTGCTGCTGATGATAACAATAAACCATTGCTTATATTATCCATAATATCCTCCATGTTACTTGCTTGTATCGAATAACGTTTGTTGTTTAACAAGCTTAGATTGTTGTGTTGTCGGCATGGCATTATTTTCACGATAGAATGCTGCCCTATATTTGTATAGTTTCTCGACAACTGGTGCTTCATCCACGAAATCTACCACAATAGGTTCTTTTTTACCATGGTCCGCATTTTCCGGAGTCCAACGACGTATACGGCCAACTGGCTGTTCAATTGAACTTACTGGCGTTACCATGAAAAGTGTGTCAAGATCCCATATATCAAGCGCATCTTCAACCGTTTGTTTTGTTGCTAATACGAGTTGACACTTTTGAGCAACTTTACGTTCATGTTTTGTTACGAACCGCATTTTCCTTTCGTTCGGGTTGGGATTCTTTTTCGTTTTACGCTTATAAGTTTCATTTCTATCATTTGTTGAAACGAACCACTCACCACAAAATATTCCTATTGTTGTGTTGGGTAACATTCTATTAATCTCGATCTTGATGCTTTCCAGCAGATGAAGCCTCTCTCCCATGGCCAATACTTTTCGGCCTGTTTTGATTGCCTTCATAAGTTCATCAACTATTGTCCTGGTGCGTATTGCGTCATATGACATCAAACTCAATGCAACAGGACGACTAACCCTTGGATGACATTTCCATCCAGTACGAATTATCTTTGCCTTAAATGGCATGGGCTTCAGGTTTGAATGAAATGCTATTCCGCCAACGTTCCAAAAGAATAAATTCTCACAGCAATCAGATCTTGATGGTGTAGCTGTCAGCCCGATCTTGTATTTTGCTGGAAATTGCAAGATCGTTTTAGAAAATGCCCTACTGGAAAAATGATGAGCTTCGTCAATAACTACAGTGCCAAAGTGCCGATAAAAATCGGCACCATAATCTCTTTGCATTAAAGATTGAACAAGCGTTATCACGAAATCATTGTCCCTAAAATTACATTCATTTTGTTGTGCTATTCCTATCTTCGCATATGGTATCATTGAAAGTATTCTCTCCTGCCATTGCTCCAACAAAAATTCCTTATGAACTATAACAAGAGTTGCGCAACCCAGACGCCTAGCTATCTCAATGGCCAAAATGGTTTTGCCGCATCCACAGTCCGCATGCAACATAGCACCATATGGAGGATTAATCAATGCATTTACCATCGCTTCAACTGCTATTGACTGCTCCTCATATTTACCTGTTGCCCGCCAATTCGTTGTTGGCAAGTGTATTGCTTCACCATTGCAGACATCAAACACAATATCATGCTGTTGCTTCATGTTGGCGAAAAAGAATGCACGTGGAACACCAAACAGTTTATCGGTTTCCTGGTATGCATAGATTGGTGAACTGTCTGCCATATCCGCAAAATCTTGCGCGATTCGCGGTATGATGGTTAAGGAAGATTTAAGACTATGTTGTTGCTCGATTGTAAGCCCGTCAGGGTTATTGTTTGTGCGCTTCGGCAACCAGGCAAGATTGGAAACAATTATCTTCATGTGTCACTCCATATTTTTAGTTAGAATGACACATCAATATAGAAATGTAAAACTTATTTTAGGGTAGCTACAATGGTCTTCATTCGCTTTAACGAATCGTCCAGGCTTGGATCGAATGGCAACACAAACTCGGTAAGCTTTATCATGGATTCAATACACTCAACCTGTAAGTCAATACGATAATCGCCATCTTCGACTTCAATCAATCTTACCGCATAATCGATATCATTCAATGCTTGTCGGATACTGCTACTTGATTTCTTGAATGCCCGTTTGGTACGCTTGCGAAGCGACTTGATGATGCTGCACAATGATTCTGTTGTCTCGTCGTATTCATCACAATCATCGCCATCGTAAGTTACGGAATCCGATATACCATCTACCATGTCACGAATATCTTCCAATACTTCGTAAAGGAATTTTTTGGGCTCCTGTCCCACATCCATGATTTCACGCATGCGCTCGATCATATTTAAACCTTCCTTTAGGCCAATACTTCCTACATCAATACAACAACCACACTTGACATCGTTACCATTATTAATGTCCGCTGTTTGTGCAATACAGTGTTTTGGCACTTGATATTCAGCATCAACTGGTGTTTGACAAAAACTGTTGGTTTTTATTTTCAATGGTGAATAGTTAGCATACTTTTCTTTTGGCCCCTGTTTTGCAATCAAATGCAGCCGAATTTGTTCCGCCAAATCGATTGGCTTACCGTTTTCGCGACGATGAAGGCTTGTCAGCGCGATCCATGACATACCATCAACGTCCGTTGGCTCAAGGCCAAATTGTTCAAACATACGTCGATATGGTGTGTCTCGCCAAAACCACTTATTTCTAATCGAACATCCAGCAAAATGATGAATATCAGCTACTGCTTTACGCTCATCGGCTGCTAAAAACTCATGCAATTCTTCGCAATCATCAATTTCGTCCAACATCAAATTAAAAATAGGTAACATTGCTGTTATCATTTGTCCCGTGACTGTTTCGGCATTAAATTTTGCTTCCATCTTATCTCCTTATTGTGTTTCTTTTAACTTATTAGCTATTTCCAGAAATTCTTCCAGAAATTCTCTGTCACCAACACGTGCCGCTGGATGTGGTAAACAATATACTGTCGCGTTCGTGTTTACTTGTTCAATACCATGTTTGGCGACATTCCCAAAAACCAGAATAACACACGGCTTTATTTTGTCAATTCTTTGTTGCATATATTGCACGTCGGCTGGAAATTTATCGCTTGACTTGTTACCATAACGCATTGTTGCCTCATCCCAGATAATGCTGGCACAAAGTTCATCACCAAAACATCTTGTCAAGCGCTTGCCTGTCATGGTGCCATTAGGACGCAACAAACAACGACGACGGAAATCGTCGGATTCCTGAAAGTGTTTGATATAACGTTCTGGGGTGGTGGGCAAAAAATATGGATTTTGAAGGAATGCAAGAATTGTCATGACAAGTATTCAAACGCTGCTGTCACTTCCGACTCGCAAGCCATCACAGAGAAACGTTCTCGCCTACTGCTTGATTCTACTACTGACATAATGTTTCCCTTCTCGCTTTGATATTAACACTAGACAACCTAAAATCTTTTTCTAAAACCCTAACATATCCACGTTCATAAGCACTCATACCTTCCCATACCAGATCGGCATAATAACATACTTTTCCGCCACTACACAACTTACTGGTCCCGCGAATCATATCTTTGATGTCTTCATCAAGAATATCGCACTTGACCATTAATAGATCGCCATTCATGTATGCATCCACAATATTGTGGTTATGTATCTCTTTTGTTTTATGTAATCCAAAGTCATGAAGCGTACCTATTGTCCCTCCAACAGGATTGTTGTTCTTGGCATGCGCCATGATATCAAGAATTATCTTATGGGCCAGTTCTTGACCGTAAATGTTATCATAATACCTTGTCGGAACATCCAACATAAATAGTGGTATATCAAGATACATGTTGTTGCTATCATGTTCATAATGTTCAAAACCAACGATATGTCCATCTAAACCACAATGATAAAACTCATCCATTGGTTACCTTTCCATCATCATCCGCCATCGGCCTGGCTGGTATGGCATCCATGTAAAGACTGACATTCAACAAACGATAATTATTACCAATAACTATGTTGTTATCCTTATAGTTGGCAGTACCAAGCCCATTAAAGGAAGCAAAAAAACTAAAGCATGATAAATTAAGAAATTCGACAAGTAAATATCCATACTGCATTCCATCCAATGCTTCACAGCATACCGATAGCGTATCATCATCCCAATGTACTTCACGTACAATATGAGAAACATCAGTAAGATACAACAAACAACCATTTTTTTTAGTTTCAGAATATCTTTCGTCACACAATTGCCCAAAAATAGGTTTATTTCCAGACAATCTATCCAACATATCATCATAAATACGGCTCAACAATTCCTTGCTGTAGATGTAACCGAAATGTGTCGGGGTGTCAGCGCGGGCAACTGGAACATGTATGTAGTTTTTGGTGACTATTACGCCGTCGTCAATAACTACTTCTTCAATCCTCGTCTTATTGCCAAGCTGATCATAGTGATGATGTATCTGCTTCATTCGTCTCCTTCCATATTTCTATATTGGCAAGAATAACCTGATGGTGTTTGTGTAGCGATTGCCTGAATTTTGTTCCACTCATCAATCGTCAATTCCGCGATACAATGAAATGAATCACCTTCGCGCCAGACTTTCTTAATCACTATATCGCCTGGTTTGTTGATCATGCTCTCATATGCAATCAATAGCATATCTGGATCGAAAAATTGATATCGTGACTCATATGGCGCAGCGTTATACTGTTTTGTCATCATTAGTTCGCCTACGTGTTTGGTTTTAAAGTCTGTATCAACAAGTCAAATATTGATACAGAATAGTTATTAAATAAGTCTCAATCCGTCCTTACCTACGTCCCGGAATGGTGGCTTCATTTTCTTGATTAACAAAATGTCAATAAGATGTTCAGCCCAGCCTTTCGGATCTGTCAGCGTGACTCCTGTTTTTGAGGCCACATATCGCTTAATTTCTGCGACCTTTTGTTCGAATGTCATGTTTGTTGCTCTCACATTCGCCAGTGCCGCCATTCTCTTTACATCAATACCCACAATAGTTTCAACTGAATCCGAAAGTTCAGATTCAGGTTCATCGTCAACATCTTTGATCAGATTATAGACATCAGTAACAAAATGTTCTTCAGCACGCGAACCGAATGCCATTTTCAGGATATATTCCTTGTCAAGTTCAACACCAGTAAGATTTGTCATTTCTTCCAGGCAATCAACGTTATCGCCAAGCGGACAGTGATACATAAATTCGCTACGTGTAGACTCAGTATATGAATAACGTTTTGCCATGCTAAATTGTGCGTCAGTTACTTTAACTGAATAAAATTTCATCACAAATGTGGAATCTACATCATAAGATTGAAGCTTCCACAGCATATCACGCACTGTCGTCTCAATATTCCATTCCATCGGAGTGAACGATAAGTCAGCCACACCATCTGTGTATTGAATCAATTCTGCGATACTCAACTTTACATTGGCCGATTCATTAAAATAATACGGCAGGAATATGGCGCGTATCTCTTTAATGTCTACCGGATTTATCGCATCCTCTATCGTCTCCGAACCAAAAACAGGAGACAAATATGGAGGCTTGGCATTGATGATAATCTTCTTTAATGTAACCAGCTCATTGGTAAATACTTCTTCAATAACATCTACCGTATAGCTTAGTTTTCTTTCCCATGATTCTGATAGAGAACTTCTCACCCACACATCACAAATACAACCATTTACTTCTTTTTTTGTCGATTCCATAAACACTCCTTAAACTTCGTCTGTTTCTACCAGACCTTTTTTGATTTTATCGGAACGATCCAAAAATCGCCGATATATTGATTCACGATATTCTTGATCTAACGATACACCATTTGACATAGATTGTCGTTCAGACAATATCCCATTATCTCGTCGCGCCCGAACATTGCTTAATGCTGTTTCTATATCTGGTGTCCTGACACTTGCTGTTTCCTTTGCCCAATCGAAAGCATTTTTTAAACCCAAAGTTATAGGCGTATTTATTAAGTTGTTTATAACTCGTTCCGTTGAATATAAAAACATGTTACGATATTTTTCGACATACCAGGCATACCGTTGCATCAACACATCTTGCAATATACTCAATTTTTCGTCACGTTCAGCCTGTAATGATGACATTTTATCATTGGGCTCGTGTTTTAGTTCTATCGTGCCATCATGACCAACAACGATAATGAATGTTGTGGGGAAAGATAATCGTTCAGCCATTAATGCATCATTGGCCCGCAAAAATTCAAAACATACATCAACACAGGTAGCGTTCATGAATGGTTCTATATAACAACCCCCATCCAACATTAACTCCATTATATTGTGACGTGAGTAATCTTCATTTTCGTGGCATAACTTATCCAATGCCATATCTATTATGGACAATACTTCTGGAATACTGTTAATTAGATATTGTGTTGCATTCATTTCTTACACCTACACACTATAGTGACATAGTGTTTAAATTGTGACATTACTTCAAGCTCTTGGTCTGCGCGGCAAGTATAGTCAGTTGTTACCAACACAGTATCTTGGCATGGACAATCAAGGTCATTAATGTAACCCGAACACCCATCACCAGTTTCGATTGAAGGCCCACAACCTATCATCAACACAGCTAATAATAAAAGAGATAATTTCACGGTCACCATCTTCCATTCAATTGTTTATTATTTTCATCATAAACCAAGCGAAACATCAACCCGCCGCATTTACGTTCTTGCAATGGCACACACCAACAACATGGTGTGTTTATTTCCAGTTCATCCCAGCTGACGCGATGACATGCGAGACATTGTGATACAGGATAGCCTGGAATGTCAAGACAGTAACCCCATTTTGTTTTTACCATAGAGTGTCCGTTGTTGAGTTAATGATAACACGATAACACGACATTCTGTTATGGCAAGAAAAATGATTAAAACAAGGAAAGTTGCTTGGATGGTTTTAGGCAGGCTGGTGAAAACCATATTTTCTCATCGTGTCGCCGCGAATTACCGCTTTGATTAGCATAACCACCATTTGCTACCCAACAATAAACATCCCATCCATACTGTTCAAGTTCTTTATGTTCATCCCCGAACCCGCATATCGCCATCTTGTATGGTTTATCGATTGCCCATGCACGAACTTCCGAAGCGATTGACGTTTTTGTTACTGGAACGATATCATGGTCAGTATCTGCATTTGATTGCACCGAATCTTTACTATCCGCCGCATAAACAGCCTCATATCCTTCATAGGGTGGATCAAAGAAAATCGCCACGTTATCGGTTGGTATGAAATATCCACTCAATACACGCTTCCAGTCGCCAGACAGTATTGTTACATCTTTTAACTTTTTGGCAATTTCCCGAACCATCTCTTGCTTCTTGTTTCTTGGCACACTGCGAGATAAATATCCCCGTGCTCCACTCGGTTTCGAACGATCTAGTCCTGGTTTGCCCTTAACCCATACTCCATTCTCTATTTTCCACGCGCCATTTGCTTCACACCACTTGTTACCGCCTCCCAATGAACAACACATCCCGAATATCCACCATGCCGCGACCTTAATGTCATAAAAATTTAGGTCTGTCTCTATCGGTTTTAATCGCGATGGTCCTTCCTTCAACAGCCAGTCATGCATAAGATAGATATCCGTTTCGATAATTGGCATATCCATTTGTTCAAAAAGTTCATCTGGTGCCAACTTGACAGCTCTCCAGAAGTTAACAAGGAAAAAGTCTTTGTCGTTCACATATTTGTGATATGTCTCATGTTGACACGCGAACAGAACCGACAGCTCACCACAGAATGGTTCTATATAGTGTGTTGTCTTGCCAAAACGCTTCCATACTTCAGGCGCATGTATACTCTTGCCACCATAATAAGGCATTAACTTCATGTTTTCCCCACTGAATCGTTAATGTTTTGATTGATTTAATGAACAATATAGAATACTATATGGCAAGATATCACGGAATGAGAATTTGTCAAAGAATTGACGTTAGGCTATAAGGGCTAGCATGGACAACACAAAGTGTACCATTACACTATACTGTATTGCGGTTCACAATATTTCGAATTCCAATCCAATGGCTCTGACAACATGAATAGTTGACGATATTCGTTGAAGTACGCTTCAGCTATAGCGTTATTCTCAATCTTCACCACGTTTTCAAATGAATTATTGGCCGATTCGGTGACATTATAGCTACCAGTCCATACCATCCACGGTTTCAGGGTTGTAACGTCCTTAAAACGCTTAGGGCTATATTGTGTCTGGCGTTCGCAAAATACCAGAAATTTATGGTGCATACGTGATGAAATTGACTCACGATCACAATGTCCAACACAACGTACTGGTTCAACCTTTGTTACCAGATTATCATGGTTCATTGCCACGCCAACCAGGTCAATGCAATCAATATCACATTTCAGTTTATCGTATGTACTCTTCAGTTTGGCCTTGAAGTTATCCTGTTTATCGGCGGGGCGCAAAAAATCTTCCTTCTGTACAAGG